TACGGGAAAACCCCTAGAGCCGAAGTATCGAGACGCTGGAAGGATTCTGACCCGGTTGGACGCACTGCTTCGGTGATTATAGAGCGCTGTTTACAGTATGAGATTGACAAGGGCGATTTTGACGCCTCGATGAGGCTGGCCATACTTGATCGACTGCTTCCCGGACGCGGTACGGTGTGGGTGCGATTCGAGGAAAAAGAACTCGCCCAGCCTGTTGACGCTTTGCCCGGTGTGGAAGGTGGCGAGGCGCAGGTCATGCCAAACGCACCCTACAAATACGAATGCACTCCGGTAGATTATGTCTTCTGGAAAGATGTTAGATATTCACCCGCCAGATGTTGGGATGAAGTGACATGGATCGCCCGCAGGGTGTACATGAGCCAAGATGATGGCATTAAGCGATTTGGCGAGGATTTTAAGCAAGTTCCATTAACTCACGAGCCTGTTGGCCTTGATGAGATGGAAAAGATGGGTGTTGAAGGCCTGGACGACATGAAAAAAGCCGTCGTTTGGGAAATATGGAGCAAGACGACAAAGCAGGTTTTCTGGGTGTCTGAGGGATACTCTAAGACGCTGGACATTAAAGACGACCCACTCGGTTTAGATAATTTCTGGCCATGCCCCAAACCTTTGTTTTCTACCCAAACCACTGAAACACTAGTACCCATACCCGATTACAGCCTTTATCAAGACCAAGCCGAAGAGATTGACATGCTAACCAACCGGATAGCAATGTTAGTCGAAGCGGTTAAGGTCGTGGGTGTCTACGACGCAAGCCAGCAGGGTGTACAAAGGATGCTTTCCGAGGGTGTAAATAACCAGTTGATACCTGTGGATACGTGGGCGGCTTTTGCGGAAAAAGGCGGGCTAAAGGGTGTTGTGGACTTCATGCCGCTGGATTCTGTGCTTCAAGCCCTGCGGGAATGCTACGCAGCCAGAGAGCAAGCGAAGCAGGTAGTGTATGAGATTACCGGAATATCTGACATTATTCGCGGTTCAACGATAGCTTCGGAAACCGCAGCCGCGCAACAGATAAAAAGCCAGTATGCTTCATTAAGAATAAAACCAAGACAAACCGAAGTGGCGCAGTTTGCTTCGGAAGTGCTGAGAATCAAAGCCCAGATCATGTGCGATTTTTACGCACCCCAGACCCTTGTCGAGATGTCTGGAATCATGGGGACAATGGACGCTCAATACGTAGAGCAAGCCATTATGCTGCTCAAGTCTGAGCCCGCCAGAGGGTTCAGGATTGAGGTTGCCTCAGATTCACTGGTAGAGATGGACGAGGCCAGCGAAAAACAGAGCCGGATTGAGTTTCTGGGCGCGGTGGGGCAGTTCATGGATAGAGCCTTACCCGTAACGCAACAAGTGCCAGAACTCGCGCCTTTAATGGGTGAAATGCTGATGTTTGGCGTTCGGGCATTCAAGGGCGGCAGAATGATGGAATCTGCTTTTGATGAAGCGATGGCTAAACTCAACGCACCGAAACCACCTGAACAACCGCAGCCCGACCCGGAGCAGATCAAAGCCGAGGCCATGATGCAGGTTGAGCAGGGCAAGATGCAGCTAGAACAGGCAAAAATACAAACTCAGGGGCAAATTGAGCAGTTTAAGGCTCAACAGGCTAAAGAACTCGAACAGATGCGACAGGAATACGAATCGGCTAGAGAACAAGTCAGACAGGAAGCCGAAACGCAACGTCTGCAAATAAAAGCGCAGATTGAGGCAGAAACAAAATTACAAATAGCGCAAATAAATGCTGTAAACAAAGAAAACGACGGAAACGAGCAGAAATTTCAAAAGGTCGAAGAGCAAATGCGTGAAATTGCAGATGTACAAAAAATGGCTGCTTTGCAAGGCGTTCAAATGATGGCCGAAGTGGTTGCAAAAATGAACAAGCCAAAAAAACGTATATTACAACGCGGGCCGGATGGCAGAGCTTCATCTTCGATTGATGTAGAAATAGAAGAAAACGACTAATGGCTGCAATTACCTCAGCACAGACTGGACTATGGAGCGTCAGCGCCACATGGGTGGGCGGCGTGAACGAACGCAGGCATACCAAGACGGCGGATGACACATGCCCATAACGCATACTGCAACAAGCATCACGATTACCGGTAGCGAAACGGGCGATACGCTGCGCGCGTACATGAACACAAATTCTTTGGAAACAAGGCTTTTTGATGACCTAATTTTTACAACCCGGTCCTTGGTGGTGAGCGCAAGCGCAACGCTGACTGCATCCAACTGCATGTTCGTATTTACCGGCGCGGCGGTGTGGTTTAGTGTTGGTTCGGGAGCCACGTTGAATTTCAATAATGTCATCATTCGGGCGACTGGGGATACAAACTCTATTCAGGCCATGGTTACGGCTTCAGCTATTCTGAATTTCACTAATTGTTTTTACATTATCGACGCGACGCAGGGAAATAGAATTGATTTTTTCTCGCCGGCATCTCAGGTGCATAATTTTGTTAATACGGCACTGGTGCATGATGGCAATGGGTTCATGCATTTGTCCGGTGCTGCCGGAGCGAAAAATATCTACACAGGTGTTACTGCGGAAGTAGATGGTGGAGTTGTCATTACACATTCAGATTTTATTGATTGTATTTTTAAGTTTCCAACAGGACAAATCTTTAATGATGGAGCGGCGGCAGGGCTACCAACAACATTCACAAGGCTTTCATGGGATCGTACTACTTGGTCTTTTGGTCGGAATGGTGCGACTGGCGGCGCTAATTTTATCAATCCAAGAAAGCCTGCGGGATGGACTGCTTACGCCGGAGACGTGAACAATGGCGGTGGTGTACGGGAAGTATTTACTCACGACATAAGAGTGCTTAATACATCGGGTGTTGGCATTCTTGGGGCAATGGTTAAACTGATTGATAATACACGAAGTGTTGTCAGTTATTCAGACACAACCAATGCTTTAGGGGTTATTGCTCAGAAAGAGGTTCAGACATACAGCAACGTGAATGGATACTCGTCGTCATTCACTCTTGGGATTTGGGCTTACGGAAGGCAGATTGTGATTCAATCACGCCCATTTTCAACCACTGGTTCTGAAATAAATGAAACGGTGATTCTTGTGAATGATACATCCGTCACCGAGCCAGTACAGGCTACAGTGCAAGCGTATGCAATCTGCGATACGGCGGCCAAATTTTATGATTTAGCTGCTGATTATGCGATGGTCAATCAGACTTCAACCATATCTGTTACTCGAGAAGGTAGTACTATCGACGCAGGTTCGCGGAATGTGACTATAGACGCCACTGCTTCAAGTGTTTTTGCCATCAATGGTTCTGGCGACATCACGATAAAAGCATCGACATTTACTGGTAACATTATAACCACAGCAAATGTGTCTTTTGCTAATGGTGCGGAGATCGCAGGGTTCACAGATACGTCGGCTGGTTTAACATCGTTCGTGAGCATAACCTAATGGCTTTCTCAAATTCCTCAGTCCTGATTTATAATAATTCTTCCAATACGGTTGTGAGTTTTGAATCAGCGCAATCGACGCCCTACAGTGTAATTGTCGGCGCGGCGTATGAGGGCGTTATGCTTGACTACGTTATATCGCGGGCGGGCTATACAAAGTCTTTAGGTCAATTTGTTGGCGGAGGGGCTATATCGTTATCCAGCACGCCGATTGAGCGGAAAGACCCGGACGGGACGCCTGCTTATACAGGAACCACCAGTGCAAACATTACGATAAATTTTGCTTTTTCGCCTTCAGTTTGTTGTTTTATAGACATTGGGAATGATTCTGTGTCCTCTCAAACAATAGTGGACGAAATAGAGGATGCTCTTGAAACAGAAGATGGTTGCAAATTTTTGGCGGAAACAAGCGGCTCAACTTCTATTCAGGCGGTTCTGGCCGGACAAACCTACCTTCTGCTGGGTCAAAATTACAGGTTGCGCCGAGCGACTGCTGGGGATGTCAATGCGTCAGTTGATGCCTATGTAATCAGCGCGGATGGTGTGCCACTCGATGGCGCGAATGGCGGGATCCAGTTCCTGATTGCACAGGATCTTGAAAAGGAAATATGGGGAGCTTTAACGGCTGATAATAATACTGCCGGTTCTTTTGGTAAATTGCTTATAGACACGTTAGATTCGGCTATATCATCCCGCCTTGCAACAAGCGGCTACACAGTCCCAGCTAACGCAGACATCGCTGCAATTAAAGCCAAGACCGACTCACTAGCTTTTACAATTACGGGTCATGTAGATGCAAACATTCAATACATCAATGACGTTCAGGTGAAGGGCACCGGAACGGATGGCGACCCGTGGAATCCGGCATGACATCAGCATGGGGGGCGTCTTTCGGAGCCGCGCGGGCAAGCGCATGGGGTAATTCGTGGGGTTCCATAACCACTCTTAATTTTAGTGGCGGCCACTTCTATGAGTTTTGGCGCAAAAAATGGGCAAAACAATGGGAAACCAAAACCCCGGACATTGAAGAAGTCATAGAGTTCATTGAAGAAGAACCAGAGCAAGCTATAGAAGTGGCGGCAACAGTTTCGCCAAAATATGCCTCAATTCAGCCGGAAACGCTCAAAATCAATGAAAAATTAGCAGAAAACATTGCAAAACAAATAATTGTTGCAATAAAACTACAACAGCTTAGAATCGCGCAAGAGGAAGAAGATATAGAAACCCTACTATTGATAGCCTGAGACTATGCCCAGACAAAGATACATACAGCACAACGGCGAACTGATACCCGCCGAAGAGTTCTACTCCAGAGAATATTCCGCGCCGATGATAATGCCGGACATTCAGCCTTACCAAAGTCAGGCAACTGGCGAAATGATTACCAGCCGAAGCCAGCACCGTGAACATCTAAAACGTCACGGATTAATCGAAATCGGAAACGAAATCGACCACCACATGAAAAAACAGCAACGGCCAGACGACCGGGAAGCCCGGCGTAGGACTATTGCCGAAGTATTGAATTCAAAAGGTTATTAAAAGGAAACCACTATGCCATCCATAGCCGAAGCCCTAGAAAGCGCACTCGAACAACACGAAACGACAGAGGCCGAAGTCGCGCCAGAGGTTGCCCCCGAAGTAACCACGGAAGTAACCACGGAAGTAACTAAAGAACCGAGAGCCAGGTCAGAGGATGGCAAGTTTGCCAAGAAAGAACCCGAAGCCATACAAGAAGTTGCCCCAGAACCCGCCCCGCGCAAAGCCCCGTCAAGCTGGAAGCCCGCAGCGCAAGAAGCTTTCCTAAAGGCTGACCGTGGGGAACCTTTGACGACTGAGGAAATCAAAATACTCACCCAAGAAGCCGAACGACGCGAATCTGACTTTCATAAGGGCGTTTCAGAGTTCAAAGGCCATTCTGAACGAGCGAAAGCTTATGACGCAGCAATAGCGCCTTACCAGCAACATTTACAGAGTTTAGGCGTAGATGCGCCGACCGCTATCAACGCTTTGATGCGTGCAGATATGACGCTGAGAACGTCAGACCCGGTGACAAAAGCGCAGTATTTTTCGCAACTGGCAAAAGAATACAACATCGACTTAAACCAGCTTCAAGAACCGCCCCAAGTTGACCCGCAAACTCAATATTTAATGAACGAGCTACAGGTGTTGCGTAATCAGCAGCAAATGTGGCAAAATCAGGCTAGGCAACAGGAACAAGCAATAGCGCAAGATCAGTTAGCGTCATTTGCAACTCCTGACCGCCAGCACTTTGACGCAGTGCGTAATGAAATGGCTTTCCTGCTGGAAACCGGCAAAGCCAAGGATTTACAAGAAGCGTATGAAAAGGCTGTTTGGAGCG